ATGTCCCTCTGAATCGCGTCGTAACGCTCGCCGTTCCACACGCCCGGCGTGTGCTCGAGCTTGCATCGGTAGCCGCACGAGATGTCGTGAAGGCGACCGTTCTCGACATCTGCGATCGTGCTCGGATCGTTGATGAGCAGATCCGCAGAGACGAAGTTTCCGTCCTTGCGGATCTCGATCGTCGTCCCGAGCGTCGCGTCTTTCCAGTTCGCCACGTCGAGCAGGCCACGATGGTGGGCGAGGTCCGTCACCGGCGCGCCGTTTAGGCTCGCGAGCGAGTCGCTGTTGAAGACCTCTTCCGGGAGCCTGAGCTCGCGCCGAATGGTGCCGTCCGGCTTCCGGTACTCGAGCACGCCCACCCGGGTCAGGCGGGCTGGCACGCGGATGCCGCCGACGTGCGTGCGTTCGAACTTCCCGACTGCACCGAAGAAGTCGAAGCGATCCTCGTCGGCGTCCGTGCGCGTCGCCTTCGCTTGCGCGAGGAGTCGGCCCGCGTTCGAGACGCGCTCTTTCTTGCGGGTCTCTTCGTCGCCCGTGTCCGCCTCGACGAGAGCGTCCTCGTCGGCCGGGACGAGGCAGAGCGAGACCTCGCTGAGCTTGTTGTTGCGGTAGACCCGAACCGTGCGCCCGCCGCGGACTTCGTCCGTGCGATCGCCGTAGTCCCACCCGACCGACACGCCGCGGATGAGCCCGCCCTTGATTCGATTCTCGAGCTCGGCAACGCGCTTGTTCTCGTTCGCGGGCGCGAGCGTGACCTTCATCTCGAGGCCGCCGTCCTCGGTTTCCTTGAGATCGGAGCCGAGGCCGATCGCCGCGTCGAGCTCGTAGGTGTTGTGGCTTTCGAGGACGAGCGGGTTCCTGTTGTACCGGCGGAGGTCCCAACCTTCGAGCGCCTCCCAATACTCGACGAGCTTCTCCTGCTTCGGGTCCCACTCCGACCGCTTGATCGGCGTGGCCGTCGAGGCGACGACGCGGAACGAGCGCTCGGCGTCGTTCCAACTTTTGATCGCGTAGGAGGCGGGCATGTGGGTTTCAGCGCAACGCGAAGACGGTAAGCGCGCCGAGAAGCGCGAGTACGCAGATGTCGATGGTGGGGCGCGGGTTGTCGCGCGGCAGGCGCAGCAGGCTCAGCAGGCTCATCGGTCGAGCGCGGCGCGGACGAAGCAAGTCCTTGGCCTCGAGCAGCTTGTCGAGCCCCTTCGTCTGCTCGCGCCCCGGCTGCGTCGTAGCGACGAGCGCGTGAGCGAGGTCGTGGAAAGGCTTCGATACCGCTTGCAGGTATCCTGGCAGGTGCGCGTACTCGAAGTACTTCAGGATCGGCGGCGCCGGCGTCGCGCCCGGGGCAGGCGGTGGAACTTGGGGGTCGAGCATGGTTCGTTCCTTGGGGAGGAAGTGAGCGCGCAGCCCGAGACAAGGCATGCGAGGCACCGGCGCGTGCGCTGGACGCGACGCGAGGTGGTGCTCGTACGTCTCGCCGCACCAGCGGCACGGCTCTGTCGTCACGAGGGTTGTGAGTTATTCGACGGTGCCGCCGAGCTCCGCGAAACGCGTGATGACGCGTCTCGGCTCGGTGCACATCTGCAGAAACATCGAGACTCCGTCCGGTCCCAATGGCGCTTCCGTCTCGTAGCGAAGCAGCAGGCGCGCCGCCGCCTCCACGTCGTCGCGTGGAGGTTCACCGAGTGGGAAGCCCAATACCGCCATCAGAACCGCCAAGTTTCAGCAGATCGCTCTCGACAAGCTTGGCCTTGTCGGCCGGCAGGTCAAGGCCCCTCATGAAAGCATCGAGGTGCTCGCGTGTAGACTTGAATTCAGGCTTTGGCGCACACACTTGCTCGCGGTGTGCCTTTCGAATCAGGGCGTGGGCCTTCGCCTCATCGAGGCCGGTGTGTTTCTGCAGCACCCCCGTGACCGCGTCGATCTCCCGGACGTACGAGCCGAGTGACAATCTTAGGTACTCGTTCGCAGCGAGGTTCTCGTTCAGGCCAAAGACGACGTCGCGCGCCGTGAGCTCGGTTCCAACCTCTTCGAGAATGCGGCCAACGCCGCCGTAGCTGTAGGGCGTCGTTCTTGAGAAGCCGTGGACCTCTTCGTGTACGACCGTTCGTAGGTTGTCGATGTCGTCGAAGAAGCGGGCGAACCGACCGCGCTGATACGAGCTGAACCCTGGCGCGTAAGGATCAAGCTTCGCGAACTTGGCATCGTACTCGCCGGCTGCGAGCCGGGCGACCGCACGTTGCGCGCCTTCCTTGACTCGCGGCGCGACCACTACCTCGCCCGACCAATCGTGGTAGGCGTTCGCGCCGCCCGGCATTGCGCCGGCAGTGAACGTGGCCGCGCCCTTGCGAGCGAGAGCCACGTCCTTCGACGTTGCTCCGACGAGGGCTTCGTCGAGGTGCTCGCGCACGATGTCGCGTACGCGCCCAGACGATCCCGCGATCGCTTCGGCGAGCTCGGTCGCCTTGGCGACGATCGCGCCCTCGATACCGTGCTCGAGCTCTGGAGCCTCGACGGCTTCGGGTATCGCGGGCTCGGCCTCTTCGGGAGGCTCGGGCTCCGGCGTCTCCTCGGGCTGTGGTTCTTCGCCCTCGAGCTCGGGTAGCACTGGATACGCGGTGCACCGGCACTGGTAGTCCTCGCCCGGGTGATTGCGGTCGCCGTCCTCGTTCGTGACCGGCGGGTCGTCCCAGGAGAACCGCTCACCGTCGAGATCAGCGTGCATCTCGCGGACGCGTTCGTCTCCGGAGGCGGTCCAGATGTACTCGTCGATGCCAGCGGCTTGCTGGCGTTCGCGCGTGATCTGCCCGTTGAGCTTCAGGACTTGGTCCCGCGCGATGAGCTCGGCTCGGCTCTGCGCGACGCTCAGCCGGTTTTCGATCTCACCGACGAGCGTTTCGTAGCGTCGCCCCTCGCCCTCGCGAAGGACCTTGGCGAGCATGCCGCGCTCACGCGCGAACAGGTCGCCTACGAGCTTTACGTTCTCGACCCGCCACTTCGAGATCTTGTCGCCGAGCGCCGGCTCGGCCTCGCGGAGCTTGATGCCGAGTCGCTGAAACTCCGTTTTGCTCTTGCGCTGGATCTTGTCAGCCGTGGCGGCCGTCGCCCGCCCGAGCGCGGGTGAGCCCGCGATGCTGTTCCCGACGCTTTCGAGCCTGCCGAGCCCCGCGTCGTCGCTCGCGTCGGTGCGCTCGGCCTCGGCGATGCGTTTGGCGATCGGAAGCGCGGTCGCCCGCACAGCTTCCTTCCAGCGCGCAACGAGCCCGCGCATGACGAGCTGGTACGCAACGATGGCGCCGGTCGGGGGCTGTGGTGCTCGAGCGTAGCGGGCTGCGCGGGGAGGGATTCGCGTAGCCGCGCGGTGTCGCGCGCGCGCGACGAGCCTGCTCCGCGCCACTCGCGACTACGCTTCGGTTGCGGGGTCGTCGCCGTCGGAGTCGGAGTCGGAGTCGGAGTCGGTAGCCTCGGAGCCTTCCGTGCCCGCGTCGAGCTGCACCGGCGCCGCGTCGGCGACGCTCTCGACCGTCAGACCAGCATCGCGCATCGACTGCACTTCGCTCGCGTGAAGACCGGTGAATTCGTTCGCGCCCGGCTTCACGACGACCGTCCCCTCCGAATAGGTGTACGTGACGCCGTGCGGATTCGTGACCTTGTACGTCTTCATGCGGTTTCTTCCTCGGGCTTGGACTTCTTGGCTGGTGGCGGCGGGGGCGGCGTGCCCTCGGGCGGCTTCGATGCGCCCCCGAAAGGCTTCCCTCCGAACGGTCCACCCGTCGGCTCGGGCGCGGCCGGCTCGAACTTCGGAGTGCCGGCGGAACCGAGGAGCTTCTCGGCCTGCTGCGTCGTGACCTGGAACGAAAGCGCGATCGTCTGCACCGCGGCATCGCGCGGAATCGCTTTCGTCGAGACCTGAGCGACGATGTCCACGAGGGACGCGATCTGCGAGCCGTTGAGGACCGTCTTTTGGATGTCCTCGCCGCCTTCGCCACCGGCTTCGTCGGGGGACATGCCGTCGAGCTCGCCCTTGAGGGAGGCCTCGTAGGCTTTCTTCTCGGACTCGTCGAGTTGGATCTCCGACTCGAAACCGTCCGGCTGGAAGCGCTTCAGAGCCGCGCGCTCGGGAAGCAGCATGCCGGCCTCGATCGCCGTCTTGTCACCCTCGAGCGTGATCTTCCGCGTCGTAGCAGCGGCCTGCGGGGCCTCGCTCCAGAGCGAAGGAAACTTGACGCTGATCTTGCTGTCCGGCTTCTTCGTGTCGGCGAGCTGCGCCGACTTCGTACGGCGCATCACCTGCACGATGTAGCGGACCGCCGGCGCGACCTTTCGGATCTGGGCGCTGCCCATGCGATCGTACCAGCCGCGGATGTCGGACTCTCCGGTCGCGTTGAGTCCTGCAGGCGAGATCCCGAACAGCCTCGTGACCGGTGTATCAGCCGTCGCCGCGAGTCGAACGCAGAGCTTCTCGAGCGTGTCGGGAATGCCCGACATCGGAAAGACCTGGCGCGTGAAGGTCTCGGCGGGTTGCGGGTTCAGCTTGTCGCCTGGCGCACCGGCGTCGAGCACGACCGCGCGCGCGACGCTGCGCGCCTGATCCATGGCCCGCATACGGTTCTTGAGATAGTCCTCGTTCCCGGCGGCGATTTGGTTCGCGAGATCGGCAACCGTCCAGACGGCCTGGTTGCCGTCGGCGAGAAGCATCGAGACCGCGTTCCAGCCGAGATGAAAGTTCGAAAGGACCTGCGTCGCGCGCTGCAGGATCGAAAAGTCCCAGCCCGAATTGGTGTTCCGTTCGGTGAGCCCCGTCGTGGCTCCGCCGAACCTGACGAGCCGCGACTCGTGCACAATCGCTACCGGCGTGTCGGTCTGGGGCGAGGGCGACGTAACGAGGTACGTCTCCGGAGTGCCAAGCTTCGGGTGCCCGGTCGTGCGGTAGTACGTGAGCGGCCAGAGGTAGCGCCGATCGAGGACGTAGACATACGCGAGCTGTTGCGCCTTTTCGGGAATGAGCGGCTGCGACGCCGCGCGCCCGTCGTCGGCGCCGAGCAGTAGCGCGCCTCCCCCGAAACAACGTCCCCATCGCAGCGCGTCGGCGATCTTGTCGAACAGATCGAGCGCTTCGATCTGGTCTGCAATCTCGGTGTTGGCCTTAGGGTCCCCGACGTCGACCGTGAAGCCCTTCCGGAGCATCTCGTCCGGAACGATGTCGATCATCTTCGCGGCGAGATCGTCGCCGTGATAGATGGCCGAGATCTCGGGGTCGGCGAGCAGCCGCGACGGCGCGAAGCTGTTGTAGAAAGTCTTGTCGTACGACGTCCCGATGCCCGTGACCTCGTTCTGCCAGGCGTCGAGTCGAGCGGTCTCGTGACCGATGACGAACGCGGCCGGGTCCGCGAGCGCGCGGCGCTTCGCCTGCTTCGCGAGCGCGTCGGCCATGCTGGTCGCCATTTCGTCGTTTCCTCACTGCATTGCTGCGACCATGGCCGACATGCGGCCCGCGGCGTGATTCGCGAGCATCAGGGCCCATGCGCGATCGGCGTGGCCTCGTTTGGTGTTCTCGGCGTCGTAGCGGACGTTGCCCGCGCTCGTGACGATGCGCTTGATCGCGTACACGTCGTCGCGCAGGTCGGGGATCTCGTCCTTGCCGTTGAAGACGTAGGAGGCTGGGAGCCAGATCTCCGACTGCGAGAGCACGTCGTAGAGTCCGGTCGCGAGGTCCTCCTTGGTCGCAAGGGAGAATTCGATCGGTTCGAGCTTTCGCCCGTACTTCTTGCGCAGCGTCTTCGCCGGAAAGGTGCCGAGGCCCGTTGCGTCGATGGCGACGCGTTGACTCTTGTAGACGGGTCCGAACGCCTTACCGACGAGAGACTGGATGAGCTCGTCGTCGGTGTGCTGGTGCGATTCGATGTGAATGAGCGCGCGGCGATTGCGCTTACGCTTCAGCACGACCAGCACCGTTCGGTTTCGGGTCTCGCCGATGTCGACGCCACCGAAGTGGATGCCGTCGTCGACGCCGACGCCCTGGAACGCGACCTGAAACAGATCGGTCGGAATGTACTGCAGCTCGCTGTCGAGGAACTTGCAGCGGAAGAGCTGGTCGAAGAGCCGCGGGTCACCCTTCGCGAGCGCCCAGCATTCCTTGAGGTCGACCGGGTAGAGCTCGGCGATCGCGCGCTCGAGCGAGATCTCGTGATGCGACCAGCCCTGCTTTGGGTCGAGGGCGAGATCGACGATCTCCTTGAAGGCGTTGCCCGCTCCGTTCGGCGTCGATACGACGCGGAGGCGGTACCCGAGCATCGAAGCAGCTGCCGATGCGTCCCACACCTTGTCGGCGTGCTTGTGGTACGCGTACTCGTCGAGGACGACGTTACCGGAGAAACCGCGCGCGCCCTCGCTTGGCAGCGCGAGAACGCGTCCGCCGGAGGGAAACTTCAGTAGCTCGGTGTTGGCCTTCGTCGGCCGAGCCATCTCGGAGCCGAGCCCCGCGAGGACGGCCGCGTGGCGCCGCGCGTACTCGAGCACCTCGTCCGATTCGGACTGGCCCTTGCTAACGATCGTCGTGAGCTCGCCGTGGTAAGCGGCCC